ATTGCTGATGACGTTGAGTCGGCTAACAACAGTATGACCCAGCTGATGAGAGATCGGCTGGGTGAAACTGTTAAGGAGTTCGAGGCCATCTTAAAGCCATCAGGTCGTATTATCTTTCTTGGGACACCTCAGTCGGAAGAAACATTATATAATTCATTGTTGGAGCGTGGCTATGAGACTCGTATTTGGCCTGCACGGTATCCCAAAGATATCGACAGCATATATGGAAATAGACTGGCTCCGTTCTTAGAGGAACGGTTGGCACAGTCATCAGTTGAGATAAGCGATCCTGTAGATCCTGATCGTTTTAATGAGTTAGATCTGCAGGAACGTGAGGCATCCTATGGTAAAGCTGGGTTTGCCCTACAGTTCATGCTGGATAGCCGCTTGAGTGACCTTGAGAAATACCCTCTAAAACTCAAAGACTTTATAGTCCATCCTTGCGACAAGAAATATGGAAGTCCTAGGCTTATCTGGGCAAGTAGCCCCGAGCTTATGCTAAAGGATCTCCCAAGTGTAGGGTTTTCTGGGGATTACTACTACAGACCTATGGAAGTAGGGGAGGGGCACATGGAATATACAGGCTCTGTCATGTCTATTGACCCCTCAGGGCGAGGAGCAGACGAAACAGGGTATTCCGTAGTGAAGATATTAGGTAGTCAGTTATTTGTTACTGAATCTGGAGGACTAAAGGGAGGGTACGACAGACCGACACTCATTCAGTTAGCTAAGGTTGCCCAAAGGAACCAAGTAAACAGGATTGTGGTAGAGGCTAACTTCGGAGATGGTATGTTTGTTAATCTTTTAAGACCTGTCCTTAGGGAACAGAACTATAGTGTCACTATAGAAGAAGTAAGACATAACAAACAAAAAGAACTACGGATAATCGACGTACTAGAGCCACTCTTAGGGAACCATAGGTTAGTCCTAGATCCCGAAATTATAAATAAAGATTACCAAACCTTAAGTCAGACAGGCAGATCAACTGCGGATAACCTTAAGTACTCTCTCATGTACCAGCTGTCAAGAATAACTCGCGAAAAAGGTTCACTTAGACACGATGACCGTCTGGATGCTCTGGCAATAGCTTGTGGATACTGGGTTGAGCAGTTGGCACAGTCCGTAGACGAAGCTCACAAGGTGCTGAAAGATCAACGAACAGAAGAAGAGTTGGAGAAGTTCTTGAACGGAGTTCTCGGAAGGAAACCTGTGGAGAACCTATGGGTTAAACTTTAGGTAGTCAAGGGTTATTCTGTCTGCGTATTAGAGAAGTAAGGGCTAGTTTCTTGTATTTTTAAGTTTTCAGGTCGGAGAAAACCCTGATTTTACGAAATGTTTCCCATCAAAAGTGACTAACAACAGGGTTTTTAAGCACTTTGTCGCTCAAAATAGTGTTTAATTGATCGTCAATTTAGTTAAAAAAATGCGAGGGGGTATCTACGCTCTTGGCGTAGGATCATCCCCCCGTCACCCATCGCCCGGCTACGAATGTCAACTAATTGAATTCTTCCGATCCTAACCCTACACCGGAGAGTTCTTCACGAGGAACCGCCGGCACCCATGAGGGAGGATCATACAAGATATCAGCGGAGGTACGGGGGGTATGCCCTCGCAACATCACCGTCGTGTACTCTTGGCCTTCAATGTATCATCACCTGTAAAAGCAACAGAGCCCTTGGCCAACCCCGGTTGCAGCCATGGTCTAAGTGTCGTACTATCATCAGGGTTAGCCGACGTGAAGATCAGTTCGCTTCGCTCATTTATAATGAACACCCGCCGCTTCTTTGTTCGGATAACCTCGGTCAACCTCAGTTGGCTAGTAGTTACCCTCAAGTCCGAGAACATCCAAAGTCGGCGCTAAAGTTTCCCATTGGGTCCACTCCTCGCGGCGGTCACCGCCATTCCCATGGCTCCGGCCTCCGGTCACACCAGTCGCATGTGGAAACCAGACAACAGTGCCTCCGCTTCTCCCGCATCCCTCGCGCCAAAACTTTGCGGGTGTTGAAACCAAAGCTAGTCAGCAAGCTGAAACCATCAACCAGTCCTCTTTTTCTGAAGAAAAACCGGAAGCAAAAAGACTTTGATGGCCTTCGGCGACTTCTCCCATTCGGCAGAAGCAGCGAACCCGAATTCAATCCAGAGAAAGCACTGGATTGAATACGGGAAAGCTTCCAGCTGACGGCAAACCAAAAACCAAGCCGCTGGTTTACTATCATGCACTGGCCGGCTCGTCCTTGGATGGCTCAACCGCACGATCGTACGCTGGGCATCTGTCGCGCCAAGAGAAAGCACTTGGCACGCCAGACTGCTCCAACGACTCTACGCACGGGTCGCCCATCTGGCAGGACGCCCGGAGGATTTCAAAGTCGACTGCCCGTTGGGCTCGCTACAGTCTTTGTTAAATTCGCTCAGCACGAATTTAAGTCGACTGGCGACCGCTTGGTTTGAAATCTTTAGTAGCTTGCTCGTTACTCGCAAGTCTGTTCTATTTTGGGTGAGGGTTGTCTCCGACGGCCTGCCGGAGCATTATCACTGAGCGTCAAGGAGGTCATTTTTGGCGTGAAAAACATAAAAAAATAAAACCACCAAAGCCTGAAGAAGTGGGCCGCCTGATGGCGGCTTTTAGTTTCGGGCAAAGAACCATGGGCTCGGCAACAGTCGCGCCAAGAGAAAGCACTTGGCACGACTGTTGCTTAGCGTTGGAAATACTATCACGCGCGGGGTAAACACCCCCAGAGCATAAACAAACAAAAGAAGATCCAGTGGGTCTCCTTTTGTTTGGGGGTGGTCGCTTCGCTCCATATTTAGTATTTATATCTGGGGGCACTGGGATGACCCTTTAGTTAGTGGGCTTCGCCCATGTTATTTAGAGACGGGTCAAAAATTACTCGGCGGGGGCCTCGTAATTTTCAAGCCCCAGCCCCTTATCCTGATGCCCGTTCTTTGCTTTTCAGGCTTTGCTTTCCCGCTGGTGAACCAGCGTGATTTTATTTTTTTAAGTTTTTCCCACGCCAAAAACGCTCCTCCTTGACACTAAGTGCTGTGGAGGGTGAATTTTTGGTGTTGAAACCAGAAACCAGCCAAAAGTTCACAACAATAAACTACTAAACAAAGTAACTAACATGACAAACAAGACTACTATCATCGCTAACCTCGTTAAAGCTGGACACCTAACCGCTGACCAAGCAACGGAACTTCAGAAACCAACTCCGTTCGAACTCAAACCGAACACGTTTCAGATCAAGAAACATTCGGACGACATTAAAGCGAAGATGACCGATCCAACAAAGATATACCCTGAATATCACTTAGAAGCTCACATCCAAGTCGATGTTTCAAACCTGACACAACAGCCAGACGGCACCTACAACGTCACACTCTCGGGGGGCGTCTTCAAGCCCACGAAAGAGATGCCAGACTTCGTAATCAAATCCGGTACTATCATGCAAAGAGAGTTATCGCAAAAACAAGCGGAAGCCCGGAAAGCAGCTGCCGCAAAGCCCGAACCAACCCCAAAGGAGGACGAGCTTCTTCCATTCTAACCTCTAGGGAGCTTGTCTCCCTTTTTAAACCAGTCAATAGCGAGCAAGCTCGATTGGGTTTAGACCGCTATCGCGACTCACACACAACAATGAACACTACACATTATGAAATATACTGAGCTTATAACCGGAACCATCGCACTACTGGGAACTCTCGGAGTTATCGCTGCCGGATGCGCGAAGCTATTCTCCTAGTTCCTACTTACTATCATCGTCCGACCATATGAAACAACCAAACAAAAACAAACCAATGAAATGGAATACACACAACAAAGACATCGTAGGATTAGCTACCTACGGAACACTCAGGAAACTAGACGCTCCAATAGGTTATATCTACGGATATGAACTAAGAGACACGGGGAGGGGATATCCAGCGATATACCCAACCAACAACAAGTCAGACAGAGTAACAGTTAGCATAGTAAACGTAACCAAACACCATCTCTTCAATGTTATTGATAACTACGAAAAAGAAGGTGTCCTATACAACAGAACAGCTCTAGATGTAACTAGGGCAAGCGATCAACAGACCGCTGCAATCTGGGTATACGTTGCAGGCACAATGCTAAACAAACCTCATGTAAACCCTCAGAAGTTAAAGCGAGTCCTTAACGGTGACTGGCTTGCATACACCAAACAAAAAACCAAGAAACAGAAATAAACAACCATGTCAAAACTAGATAAACTAACAGACAAAAAGCTCGAAGAGCTGCTCGAAGAAACTCGTAAATGCGCATCTTCAAAAGATGTAGATCAACTCAAAAACGAAATCAAAGGACTATCTATCGAGCTAGTCACTTACTTTGATACTATCATCGACCAAGCTAGTGTATTACACAAACTAGCTAAAGAAACTGACAACATTGATCTTATAAATATAGCAGATAAAACAGGATCAACAGGGGTTAAAGGTCTTACCTATTCCATGATCATCACAGCACTCACGGTTAACGATGAGCAAAAGGCTACGGAGACTATGGTAATGGTCGAAAAACTACTAACACTAGTCGACGACAGTAAAAACAACCAACAAGAGTTCAACTTCAACAAAAACAACTAACATGCAAAAAATAAAACATAACAAAAAAATAAATAGACTAGCTGCTTACATTCAAGAAACAGCTGGTAAAACCATCGAAGTGCCTTCGTACCACATTAGACGAGGTTACTTACGCCAAACAACAGCGTTCCCAGCGCTGATGCATCCTGTAATTTGGGATGTCAACGCAGATAACGAAAAAATGCTTAGAAACGATTCTACATTAGGAATCCTTCTCTCAGTAGATGCTGATGTTTGGACTACAATAGATACAGAAGAAACTAGACTTGCTGACACTCTCTCTAATAGTCGTAGAAATACCAGAACATTAGAATGCTTAAGAGATTATCTGGATTCTAAATTAGAAGCCTTAACAGATAAATACGGAATACGAGCAAAAGACAAAGCCGTAAACATAAAAATGGCTATGGAAGTCGGTAACACTGAGTTGTCCGATGCTACTCAACGCTTCTTCCACTTATTAAAAGCTCGAAAAGCCATTACTAGATTCATTGATAAAGGTCTAACAATGAGTCAAATACAAGAATGGGGAAGATTCCGACGTTCTTATAACAGTATTAGAGCAGAAATAGCGCGAGGAGCTAGGTCAATAGACCTACAGCTAGATACAAGAGGTTCTGAAAAGCTAGAACACTTCAAAGCATCTTGGAATACTATGGAACCAAACAGTGTTAAAGAAGCATTCCTACCTAAAGGTTCAGCTATCGGTATAGAAATCGAGTTCTTAGCAAGGGCTCGCGAGTATACATCAGATGGAGATACACGCTACGATACAAGCGAAACATCCTTCGTAAAACCAGCTATTCATGGAGTTAGTTGGGGATACGATACCTCAGTAAAAACAACTAGAGACTATCACTACGCTACAGGACAAGAAGTCCGAGTAATGCTCAGACAAGGAAACTGGAAACGACTAGAGAAAGTCCTAACACACCTAAAAACATCAGGTTGTGAGGTCAATCATAGCTGCGGCTTACATGTCCACCTAGATTGTAGAGACCTCTCACACTTCGCAACAGTAACTAGAGGAAAAAGACTAGAAAGTGCTCTGTCTTGGCTTCGAGAAATGGTACCCGCAGGTAGGTCAACTAGAGGTTATGCAAAACCTAAATTCAGTACTAGTGACAAATATGCAGCTATCACGATGCATCAATATAGTTACGGTAGAAAAGCAATAGAAGTTAGGCTTCACAGTTCTAGTTTCAATCTAACTAAGATCAAGAACTGGATAAATCTTCTACTATTCATAAAAGATAATTATAAACATCTTCATACTTGGGAAGACTTCATTAACTCGACAGCTCCAATGGATCTCAAAGTTTGGGCCATCAGGCGTCGTGAAAAGTTCAAGCCATCTGAAATTATTCAAGAAGGTGCAGACCCGGATGCAGATACTGAATCAGAACAAATCAGCGAAATTGAGTGTCACCGAGACGATACTCAAGATGACTCCTAAATTAACCCAGAACAGAAAGATAAATAACTATGTGTCAAATAATTGGAATATCCAACATTACAGGCCTAACACGCCATCAAATCTCTTCCTTACTACTAAAAGGCAGAGACCTAATGATTAGTCAAAAAGATGGCTTTGGATTCGCTTACAGTACTGAGCATAAGAATAAACATTCATACTATGTAGAAAAGTATACGAATCCATCCAACTTCACTGGACTTGGTACAGTGGGTTACTCGAAGAATCAATTCGAGAAACTTGGAGATGCTATCGAGCTACCGATGCTATCATCAGGTAAAGCTTCAGACCCTACAGGGCCAATCATCATGCATTCTAGAACTGCTACTAACTCAGTTAACCTAAAGAATACACACCCATTCCGTAAAAAGGGTTGGGCGTTAGTTCATAACGGAGTTGTAGATCTAGATACAGATTACACAGGACTAGATAACAAAGTAATCGTAAAACTAGATAAAAGATACAGCAGTTGCGACAGTGAGTGGCTATTAAACACATATGTACACGGTACAGGACACCACATGTGGAGTGAATGTATGACCGGATATGCTGCTACAATGGCTATATCACCTAAAAATGAGATGATTATAGCTAAAGATGACTGCGCTCAGCTACACATTGCAGCTATACCTAGTCTAAACAATGCACTCGTATTCTCAACTAAAGCAGGATACGCGTCAGAACTGGCAAAAGCTATCGGACATGTAGCTACTTCATCATTCCCAATGACTGGAGAAAGAGCTATTAGGATTCAACCTAATGGAGAAGTTACTATCAGCAAGTTCGAGAGTATGGCATCAGGTTATACCAGCACTGCTACAGTCAATAAGTCACTAGGGTATACACCAGCAACTAGAAAGCAAAGATACACTACACATAACAGCCCGGCTTCGAGCTATCAGTCAAAACAGTATAAAGCTAACAAAGCGACTGAAAAGCATCTATCAAAC